ATCCTTTAGTTACACTTAAAGAATTTTTTAAATCTTCATTATAATCTATTTGTTCATAAATTTTAGTTAGATTAAATAAAGATTCTTTAGATTCATCTCTAAAAGCGTGCTTAGTAGTTCTTGGAAATTGTCTGTAAAATTCATTTAAAGCGTCTTGATCTTGCTTAAGACCTTCAACTTCATTATCCCAATACTCTATTACACCTAAATCTATTGTTTCACCCTGGGGTCCTTGCCTTGGTTTTTTTGGCGTGTCGAAGACAGGTAGTCCATAAGAATCAATGTATCCTTCGTAATTCCACTCCATAGGTATAAACAAGCTATATAATCCAGAGCGAGTTTGTCCATTCGCATTTCGTTGAGTGACGTCTGAGTCATTGTATAGTTTTTTAAAATTGTCACCGCCTTTGTCTAATGAATTACTAGTTGAACCCATCATGCATTTACCTATGACTCTACTACCTAATCGTAGACACGTTTTCGTAACCCTCCAGTTGTTGAGGATGTTCGTCGGACGCTCCCATTTACCGCTCTCGTCGTGGACGAGTAACCTGAGTTTCTCACCGTCGTACGAGTTGTCACCGGTGTTCTTCCAGTCGATCGTGGTGTCAAGCCCGTCGAGTTCTCTAAGCGTCTCGTTGTTCTCAAGCTTCTTACGGGTGTATTTTGTCGCGGGTACTCTGTACGCAAGTTCTGTCTTGGGGCGGTCCATACCGTCCTGAATTGGTTTGAAAAAGAAGGGGTAATTAACTGATATCGGTACAACCTTGTCCGTAAACATCTTCTTCGCGTCTGGTCCAGACTTTGATAATATTCCAAACCTAGAGTCGCTTGATATGGTTGCCATATTAACGCACTCCCCGGACGCCATAAATGAGAATCCAGATCGTCTATTCTTAAGGTAGCACATCCCATATGACCTATGATCGGCTTTACAAGCTTCCCAGAATATGTAGAATAATCTGTTTGATTCCCTAAAATCTGGTTGCCCAACATCAATTTTGGACCACTGCAAGTACATATAGTGAGTACCAGTAAGGTAAGTAGCCACATTCTTATTATAGAACCAAAAGCCTTCTTCCCTTCGGACGAACTCATTATCGATGTAATCATACCATTTTTCTTTAAAGTCTAGTGGATATTGTTCCCAATCAAATACTGACTTTATTTTTTTTAATATTTTAGGATATTCCGTGTATTCCCACCTGTTAGTTTCAAACTTATGTAGATTCTTAGCTATTGGTAAAGCTATTTTTAAGTTTTGTATTTTGTATATATCACCTATTGTACCGTCTTACTTATAACAATAATGTCGTGCTCTTTGTTATAACCGTACTCCCATTTTTTATAACGGTTCATACGTTTTAAAACCTTAGGCTTTATGTGATCTTTTAAAATTTTATATAACGCTTGTTCGTACATTATTTCTTAGATCTTCCTTCAGCAAAACCTTTAAAAGTTCTTTCTTCTTTAACTTCTTTAGGTTTTTCGTTTAATAAGTTTTCTTCTTCTTCAATGCGATTAAGTATTTCAAAGGCATCGAATATAGCTAGCTTTTTTGTGGCCGCTGCGTTTTTAAGTCTGTCAGCTGATATGTCATCATCTGAATCAACAATAGCTTCTTTAGCTACTTTGATTAACTCCTCAACTGCTCGCTGCCCAGCTTGGATTATATTCTTCTTCGTTTCCTTGGTGTTCATACTTAATTACAATATCATTAGATTTCATACAGTAAAGTCTCTTTCCTTCAACTAAAAACTCCCATTCACCATTAGGTGTATAGCCAACTAGGTCTCCTGGGTTTATTTCTAGCGCTTCTAAGGAATTATTACTATATTTTAATATACCAATAAGCTTACGCTCTTTATCAAGCGTTAGAGAATCATTACTTTTTATAGGTGTTATAAAACATCTGTCACCAACAGTGTTCCAACCGTTTTTATTTTTATATAAATAAACCTGGTCAAGGCTGCAGAAATACAAATCATTTTCAAAATAGGATCTGCTTTTCTTTTTCTTACCTTTCATATCATAAAAGGTTCTAAATACATTTTGGTGTATAACTACTATATCACCTTTTTTAATACCGGATTTAAAAGCTAGTGGCGTTTCTACAACCTCAGCTAAACGATTTACAAACTTCCAGTTTTCAATTTTAGTATTGATAACTACATTTTTGCCAGCTATTTTAACTGTGTTTTTATATTTATCACCAAGCGGTTTGATGATAAAATCGTATAAGCTTTTCATTAGTATT